GACTGTGGGGGGAGGGTAAATCTCTGGCCGACTCGACCGCCTTAACCCCGCTGTACCCCATTCGGACAAAAACCGGCCTCCAGACCGTTCAGCAAACAGTCAAAAGGTTCAGCAAATGAAACCCTACCCGTAGGAAATTTGCCGATTCCTACTGATTCGTGATAATTCACGCAACTGGAGCGCGAATACGCATAAGTCCAACCTTCGCTTGCGCAGGCTTTGCCGCCTGCAACCGAAAGGTCGTCGGGCGAAGCCAGCTTACGCAGGGCACGGGAAACAAACCTTACGACTACCCTGTCCAAAGTCCCAAGCCCCTGCACCAATCCGACCCCCAGACATCCGCGAACCTGGAGCGGCACGCCAGGGGTAAGTGGCGTGATCTTTCTCCCGACTGCACAAGCGGAACCAGGGGTAGTGCGGCCCGGTATCAGCCAGCCGAAAGGTAAATCCGATGGCAGAAACTCGATTGAAACGGCTCCCAGACCGATTGCAGAGCATCGTCACCCGACGATTGCCGGTGCTGCAAGCCAAAGCAGGTTCCACGCCACGTTTGCGTGGCGACACCTGGATGAAGATTCGCAGAGAAGTGCTGGTGGATGGCGGGTTCACATGCGTGGACTGCGGAACCATCAGCATGGACAACCAGATCGACCACCAAGTCCCATTGGAGCAGGGTGGAAGCAACGACAAGTCAAACCTTCGCATCAGGTGCATTTCGTGCCATGCGAACAAGACAGCGGCTGAGAACAAGGCGCTGTTCACCAACAGGTAGAAGATCATGGCAGGAGTAAAGGGACGCAGCGGTGGAGCGAGGCCCAACTCGGGCGGCGCACGCCCAGGTTCCGGCCCCAAGCCAAAACCAAAGGTGCCCACGCAAGTCGTGGATGAAGCGCTGGAAGCACAGCAATTCTTGACGAAGGTGATGTTGGGCCACATTGAGCCAAGCGAAGCCCAACTCAAAGCGGCCACCACGCTGTTCGGCAAGAAGGCCGAAACTGGCGTCAAAGAAGAACGCGCCCAAGCCGCCAAGAAAGCATCCACCGGCAAATTTGCAGCGGCTGCAACGCCGCTTCGGATGGTCAAGTGACCGACCCGGTGTGGACAACCGCGATGCCCGATTGGGCTGACCGGCTGGTTGCAGGCAAGAGCATCGTCCCGCTACCGATCTTCCCGGATCAGGCAGAAGCCGCGCTTGCGATCTTCAAGGAATTGAAGATCGTGGACGCACCCGGTAGTCCAACCTTCGGTGAATCGTGCGCTGAGTGGGTGTTTGACATCGTTCGCTCGGTGTTCGGAGCCTACGACTCGGACAGCGGGCGCAGGCTCATTACAGAATGGTTTGTGCTGATTCCGAAGAAGAACAGCAAGTCCACATTGGCGGCTGGAATCATGATGACGGCGCTGATTCTCAATTGGCGTCAGTCGGGCGAGTACACAGTGCTGGCCCCCACGGTGGAAGTCGCAGGCAACGCCTTTAGCCCAGCCCGCGACATGGTGAGCAAGGACGAGGAACTGGACGCGCTGATGCACGTTCAGAGCCACATCAAGACCATCACACACCGGCAGACCAACGCCATGCTCAAGGTGCTGGCAGCGGACTCCAACACGGTGGGCGGTAAGAAGTCCATCGGCACCCTGGTAGACGAGCTACACCTTTTCGGCAAAGTTGCCAGTGCGGAAAACATGTTCCGCGAAGCCCTCGGCGGCTTGGCATCCAGGCCAGAAGGCTTCGTGATCTACCTGACCACGCAGTCCGACGAACCACCGGCAGGCGTGTTCAAGCAGAAGCTGGACTACGCACGGGATGTGCGCGACGGCAAGATCATCGACCCCGGCTTTGTGCCCATCATCTTTGAACACCCGCCTGAAATGGTGGAGTCCAAAGCGCACTTGAAGCTGGAGAACTTGGCGCTGGTGAACCCAAACATGGGCTACAGCGTTGACCAAGCGTTCTTAGACCGCGAGTTCAAGAAAGCGCAACTAGGCGGCGAAGAATCGTTCCGGGGCTTCATGGCGAAGCACGGCAACGTGGAAATCGGGCTGAATCTGCGCTCTGACCGTTGGGCCGGTGCCGACTTCTGGCAGGACCAGGCGATTGACGGTGGCCTGACACTGGAGCAGCTACTAGACCGCAGTGATGTGGTAGACGTAGGAATCGACGGTGGCGGGCTGGATGACCTTTTGGGCTTGGCAGCAGTGGGGCGCGACAAGAACACGCGCCAGTGGCTCACCTGGACCCACGCATGGGCACATCCGAGCGTCATGGAGCGTCGGAAGTCAGAAGCTCCGCGCTTTCTGGACTTTGCCAAGGACGGCGATCTGACCATTGTGGAAACAATGGGGCAGGACGTACAGGACGTTGCGGAAATCGTCAGCATGGTCTACGAACGTGGGCTGCTGGACAAGATAGGCGTTGACCCCTCTGGCTTGGGCGGCATCATGGACGCCTGGTGGAAGCGGGCATACCCCAAGAACTCATTGTCGGCATCAGCCAAGGCTGGAAGATGACCGGCGCGATCAAGACGGCAGAGCGCAAGCTGGCCGAAAAAGTGTTGGTCCACGGGGGCCAGCCCCTCATGAACTGGTGCGTAGGCAATGCCCGCATCGAACCGCGTGGCAACGCAGTCATCATCACCAAGCAAGCAGCGGGGACGGCCAAGATCGACCCGCTCATGGCACTTTTCAACGCCGTCACTCTGATGTCGTTGAACCCGGACACAGGTTCCCACGAACAAGTATTCTTTGACCTTAACGCAGCATGACAACACTCAACCTAGAGGCCAAGCAATACACCAGCAGCGTGTTGACCTCTTGGGCACAGTCGCGTCCAGGTGCGCTCAAACGCATGGGTGCTCAGAACGCGCAGACCTACCCGGTCACAAGCTCTGACAGTCAGGCGATGGCTGAACTGTTCCAGCCCATCACGGCTGCAAGCGGGTTCGCCGTGACCGACAAGACAGCCATGCTGGTGTCTACCGTCTACGCTTGCCTGTCCAAGATCAGCGGTGCCGTGTTGCAACTGCCCATCGGCCACTACCGCGAACTGCCAGATGGTGAGCGCAAGTCCCAGCCAAAGGGCGACCTGTGGTGGATGCTTAACCAGCAGCCACATGACCGCTGGACATCTGCCTCGTGGAAGGAATGGATCGTCCGATGCGTAGCTCTACGTGGGGACCAGTTCACCCGCATTCTGCGCAGCACCAACCCGATGGCTGGTGGAAAAATCATTGGCTTGGAGCCGTTGCATTCTGACGAAGTGACGGTGCGAATCGTCCCCGAGACAAACCGGCTGGCCTACGACCTACTGCGCTACGGCATCAGCGTTGACCAGGATGACATGCTGCACTTCGCCGGGTTCGGCTTCGATGGCCTGCGCTCACTCAGCGCTGTCCAGTGGGCAGCTAAACAAGCCATCGGCAACGCTCTGGCGGGCGCAGAGTTCTCTGGTCGCACCATCGGTGAAGGAGCCATGCCACAGATCGCGCTGGAGTTCCCCAACAAGATCAACCCGGAGCAAGCCAAGAACCTGCGTGATAGCTTTGTCGCTACCTATACAGGCGTTGGCGCACGCAAGCTGCCACTGGTACTCACCGAAGGCGGCAAGGCCACAGAACTCAGCATTTCTCCGGTAGACCTGCAACTGCTGGAGTCTCGCCGGTTTGAGAAGGAGGACATCTGCCAAGCGCTAGGCGTGCCCCCGATCCTGATTGGTGACAACGACAAGACAAGCTCTTGGGGCACCGGCATTGAGCAAATAACCATCGGCTTTGTCAAGTACACCGTCAAACCCATGCTCTGCCGTTGGGAAGAAGAACTCAATCGCAAGCTGTTCCGCAATGCGGGCCAGTACATCGAATTTGAACTGGACGGACTGCTACGCGGCGACTCCAAGGCCCAGGCCGAAGTGTTCAAGGCCGCGCTCGGTGGCCCAGGATCAGGCGATGGCTACATGACCGTCAACGAAGTTCGCAAACTCAAGAATCTGCCAAAAGTGGATGGCGGCGACGAACTGTTCAAAGCCCAGACCGGCACTGCCGCAGGCGCAACCCCAGGAACCCCCAATGAAAACAAACAAGCTGCTCCAGCTACTCCGTGACAACGCTCGTGCAGAGAATGTTGCGCCGCTGCGCATCGAAGCCTCTGCCGACAGCGCAGACATCTACGTCAACGATGTGATTGACGCAAATTGGGGCGTTGGTGCTGCATCGCTCATTTCCGCGCTGGCATCTGCCGATGGAAAAGATGTCGTTCTGCACATCAACTCCCCAGGTGGTGATGTGTTTGAGGCACGCGCCATGTCTGCTGCCATCGTCGCCCACAAAGGCAAAGTCACTGCCCAGATCGACGGTTGCTGTGCCTCTGCCGCAACCTATCTCGCTCTGGCCTGCAATGAAGTCCGCATGACCGATGGTGCGTTGTTCATGGTGCACAACTCGTGGACGCTGGCGATGGGCGACAAGAACGACCTGATAGAGACTGCCGACTTGCTGGACAAGATAGACAGCACCATCGTCAGCGACTACGTGAACAAGACTGGTGCAAGCACAGACACAGTCAAGGGCTGGATGGACGCGACCACATGGTTCACCGCGCAAGAAGCCTTGGACGCCAAATTGATTGACGCCATCGACCCCAACACCAAGGCCACCAAAAGCGCGAAGGCGCAGTGGAACCTTTCTGCGTACCCCAATGCTCCCCAAGTGGAAGCACCGGAACCCGAATCTGACCTGACAGCGCGTGCGCTGGCACAGGTTCAGACCAACCGCAACCGTCTGCGGTTGCTCGACCGAATCTGACGCTCCTGCGTTCGATGACCAAGCCACCTTCGGGTGGCTTTTTTTGTCCCACTCATTCTCAAAGGAATCAAAAAATGAGTATTCAAGCCTTGCGGGAGCAGTTGGCACTCTCCAATAAAGCCGCGAAAAACCTGTTGGCCGAAAAGGGTTCAATCCCTTGGACTCCAGAAGAACAGGCAACCTTCGACAACCACGCCGACACATCTGAGCGCTTGCAGCGTCAAATCGACGCGCACGAAAAGATGATCGCCAAAGACCGTGAAGAAAACTTCAAGGACTACGACGATCACCGTGTCCAGGACCACAAGCTGACGGACGAGCAAAAAGCCTTCAACATCTTCTTGCGCAAGTCCTTCAAGGACATGACCGTGGACGAAGCACAGATCGTCCGCAACACCATGTCCACCACCACCGGCTCCCAAGGTGGCTTCTCGGTGCAGTCTTTGGTGGCTTCGCAACTGATCGACCTGTTGAAAGCCTACGGCTGGATGCGTGCGGTGGCTTCGCAGATCACCACCGAAAAGGGCAACCCCCTGTCCTACCCAACCTCTGACGGCACATCGGAAGTTGGTGAGTGGATTGCGCAGAACGTCACCGCCACCGCAGCCGACCCAACATTCGGCACCGTGGCAGTCAACGTGTTCAAGGCATCGTCCAAGATCGTCGCCGTACCTTACGAACTGTTGCAAGACAGCCAAGTGGACATCCAGGCAATGATCCTGAAGCGCTTGGCAGACCGCATTGGCCGCGTTGCCAACGTGGGCTACACCACTGGCGGCGGCACCACAGACCCCAACGGCTTGATTACCGCCGCTTCCGTTGGCAAGACCGGCACGACTGGTCAGACCTTGACGATCATCTACGACGATCTGGTTGACCTGATCGACTCTTTGGATGCTGCGTACCTGGACACGCCCACAACGCCGCAAGACATGCCCAGTGCAGCCCCTGGCTTCATGATGTCTCAGACCATGCGCCGTGTCGTGCGCAAGATCAAGGACACCGCTGGCCGTCCGCTGTGGACACCGAGCTATGACGCAGGCATTGGTGGAAAGGCCACCACGCCCGACATGCTGTTGGGCTACCCGGTCTACATCAACAACGACCTGGCAGTGCCCGCAGCCAACGCCAAGTCGCTGGCCTTCGGCAATCTCCACAAGTACCTGATCCGCGATGCGATGGATGTGACCATGTTCCGCTTTGACGACTCGGCCTACGCCAAGCTCGGCCAAGTCGGATTCCTGGCATGGGCGCGTACTGGCGGCAACTTGCTGGACATCAACAGCGTGAAGGTCTACCAGCACAGCGCAACCTAATCGGTTGTTCAAGGGCATTCCGAAGGGAGTGCCCTTCTTACAACCACTCAGGAGTTCAACATGGCAACCAAGAAAATAGATGCAACCGGATTGGTCAAGGCCCGCGTCCTCATTACCGGCCACTTCGGAAAAGTAGATGACGTTGTGGAAGTCGAAGCGCAGATCGCTCAAGAGAATCCAGACCTTGACGCTGACCCTGCGGCGGTGGCTTACGCCGAATCCCTGAAAGCAGAGTAACCACCAATGGCACGCTCAAGCGCAGCCAGCACATCAAGGATTCGGTAATGGCACTCAAACAGATCACCGCCCCGAGTACCTACCCGGTGACGCTGGCAGATGCCAAGCTGCACTGCAAGGTAGACACTAACGCGGACGATGCGCTGATTACATCGCTGATTACCGCCGCTTCCGACATGGCAGAGCAAAAAACTGGCCGCGCCATCATGCCTCAGACATGGGAATTGACGCTTGACGCATTTCCAGATGCTTTTGAACTGACTCGCGTGCCAGTGCAGTCCATCACCAGCATCAAGTATTACGACACCAACGGTGTGCAGCAAACACTGAGCGGATCGCTCTACACGTTGAGCAACACAGACGAGTACGGCTTCGCTTACGTGGTCCCGATTTACAACGGCACTTGGCCGTCCACACGCGGACAGATCAACGCCGTGGCCGTGCGCTATGTGGCCGGATATGCAGACGCTGCCAGCGTCCCCGAGGGCATCAAGCAGTGGATAAAACTGATGATTTCCACGATGTACGAGAACCGCGAGACTGAGGCGTATTCCAGCCGCGCAGTGTCTACCACCGTCCAGATGTCCTTCGTGGACCGTTTGCTGGACCGCTACAAGGTGTGGTCGCTGTGAGGCCGGGGCTTCTCAATTCGCGTATCACCGTGCAGCAACTTGCCGGTGGCGTTGACGCCTTGGGTCAGCCGGTGCAGACATGGGCAGACTTCGCAACACTCTGGGCCAACATTCGCCACAGCAGCGGCGTGGAGTCCATCAAGGCCGACGCGCTCACTTCGGTGGTCCGCGCAAGCATCCGGGTCCGCTATCGCACAGACATCACCGTAGGTATGCGCGTAGTCGGCCCGCTGTCCACCTACAACGTGGTGGCCGTGCTGCCCGACATCAGCGGCAAGGAATACACCGATCTGGTTTGCGAGGTCATCCAGTAATGGCACGCAAGGCCACGCTCACTCCGTTCATCATGGGAGTGGATATGTCCTCGCTCAATGAACTGGCTGACCGGCTTGAAGTCAGCATCAGCGAAGCCATCCGACCAGCAGCCCAAGCTGCGGCCCAGGTCTTCTACGACGAAGTGAAGCGCAATGTGGGTGCCTTGAAGACCTACACCGGCAACCTGAACAAGTCCATCTATCAGTCTACAACAAGGAACTGTCCAAAGATGGCGTGCGTGCCGTCTACGACATTTCGTGGAACAAGACCAAAGCCCCGCACGGCTGGCTGGTGGAACGCGGCCACTTGCAGCGCTATCGGTACTACCAGAACGCAGACGGCCAAGTTCGACCAATGGTGCGCCCAGGCATGGACGGGACGCTGAAACCAAAGAAGGGTGCATCGCAAGCTGCGAAGGACGCCTACTACGTCGCTTTGCCCACGCCCATTCAGGTGGCAGGCAAAGCGTTCGTGCGAAGGGCCATCGACAAAGAGTACATGGCAGTAGCCGCAGCCAAGCAAGCGCTCCTGGTGGCCGTCACCAAGGGTTTGCAAAACCCTGTTTACGGGACCGAAGAATGAGCCTCGAATCCCAACTGTTCACGGTGTTGTCGGGCGTGTGCCCACGCACGTTTCCTGACTTTGCACCGACCAGCACGCAGCGACCCTACGTGACGTACCAGCAGATTGGCGGCAAGGCCGTCAACATGGTGGACCGCTGGGTTCCCAACAAGCGCAATGCGCGTATGCAGATCAACGTCTGGGCTGATACACGCGCCACTGCGGTGTCAACCATGCAGGCCATCGAAGACGCACTTCGCATGTCAACGGTGTTCCAGGCTGAACCTGAGTCGGCCATGACTGCTGACTTCGACGCCGACATGCCGGTGTATTCCGCAGCGCAGGACTTCACCATCTGGGCAGACCGATAACCCACTGAATCAGGCTGTAACAAGCCACCCCGAGCAAGCCCCACTGGAGCAATCCAGCGGGGCTTTCTTCTTGCCCGCTTGCGGGCTTTTTACTTAAAAGGAGCCTTCAAATGGCAGTAGCACTCCCCAACGGCGTTACCTTGGCAATCGCCACGGCTTACGCTGCGACTCTTACCGTGACCGCTGCGACCAACGCATCGGAATCGGTACTCACCGTAACAAACACCTATGCCAACGGTGATTACGTTGAGTTTGTTTCTGGCTGGTCACGCGCCAACAATCGCGTGTTCCGCGTCAAATCCGTGACCGGGACAACGATTGTTCTGGAAGGCTTCGATACCTCCAGCACAACGCAGTTCCCCGCTGGTTCCGGCACTGGCACCGTTCGCAAGGTCAACACCTGGACACAGATCACGCAGATCATCGGCCTGACCTCTAGCGGTGGCGACCCACAGTACCAAACCTACTCCTTTTTGGAGCAGGACTTCGATAGCCAAATCCCCACGACCACATCAGCTCAGACTCTGGCAATCGAAATTGCAGATGACCCGACACTCCCTGGCTACCAAGCACTTCGAACGGTTGCGATCAGCCGTGCGCAGACCGCCTTGCGTGCTGCGCTGCCAGCAGGCGGCTTCATCCTCTACAACGCCGTCTTCGCGTTGGATGAAACACCCAGCTTGACCAAGGGCAATTTGATGTCGGTCAAGGCTGGCGCGGCTCTGCAAGGCCGCCCTGTGCGCTATTCGACCTAATAGGTCAAACCTGGCACCGACCCATCCTGATTCTCCCTTTCGCGGGGGAGGTCAGGGTGGGCACGGGCATCTTTCAACTCCCGCGAAGGAAACAATCAAATGGCAAAGCCAAAGTTCACACTTACCCCATCCCCCACGTTCAAAGCTAAGGTCGGCATCCCGGTCCCCGGCAATGGCACCACAGCAGTGGAATTTACATTCAAGGGCCGCACCCGCGACGAGTTCAAGACATTCATAGACGAACTCGCCAACCGGGAGGATGTTGACGTAATCATGGACATCGCTTCTGGCTGGGAGTTGGAAGACGCCTTCGACAAAGAGAACGTCGAAGAATTGATCCAGAACTACTTGGGCGCAGCACGGGCCATCATCGAAAAGTACCTGTCTGAACTGACCCAGGCACGCTTGGGAAACTAAGAGAGGCCACCCAAAAGCTGTACGAAGCCGAAGTCAACGAAGCGGAGTTGTATGCCGCTGGGCTAAGGCCCGAAGACTTCGGTGATGACGCCTTTGAGTTATGGCCTGAAAACGAAGAAAGCATTTCGCTTTTTCTAGTGTCTCAACACAATGGCGAATGGGGATGGGTGGCCCCACCGGGCTTGACTACAACGCGCTTTTTGCGCGCATGGGCAAGCTGAAATACGACGACCAGACGCACGAACGTCTGTTTCAAGACATTAGGGTGATCGAAAGCGAAGCGCTCAAGATCATGAACACCAAGGACGACACGTAATGGTAACAGGGCAAGACACTGGAGGGGCAGTTTATATTCGGCCAGTGGTCGATGCCTCTGGTGTCTCCGAAGGCGTTTCCGACATCAAGAGGGAATTTGCCTCTATCCCCGCTGCCGCAGAGCAAGCCACCCAGAAGACGAACAAGAGCCTTTCCAACTTGGGCGGTAGTGGGGCCAAGGGGCTGGATGACATGTCTGCCGCGACACAGCGGGCGGTACGACAGCTTGAGCGCCTAAACCTTGAACTGGAATCCGGCGGGAAGAACACCGCTGCGTACATCGCTGGCCGTGCGAAGCTGGCCGGTGCAGACACCGCTGCGCTGGAGCCCCTGATAGCGCAGTACGGCAAGCTCCGTGCAGCGCAGGATTTATCCAACGCAGATTTCGTCAAGTCAGGAAAGGTTCTCGATCAGTTCGGCAACACCGCACGGCAGACTGCCGCTGCGCTGCGCCAAGTACCCGCGCAGTTCACCGACATCATTGTCGGCTTGCAAGGCGGTCAGGCACCGCTCACAGTGCTGCTGCAACAGGGCGGTCAACTCAAGGATGTGTTTGGTGGTGTTGGCAACGCAGCGAAAGTGCTGGGCGGCTACATAGCCGGTCTGGTCAACCCATTAACCGTCACCGCCGCTGCGGTGGTAGGGCTTGGCTACGCTGCGTATAAAGCATCGGAAGACGCTAAGGCGCTAAACACTGCGCTGATACTCACGGGCAACCAGTCGGGCGCGACCATTACCGGACTGAACAATGTGGTCGATGCGCTCAAGAGCGCAAGCATCGGTTCCGGCACTGCTACGGACGCACTGATCGCTTTCGTGAACGCAGGCGTCAAGGCCGATGAACGGCTTTCCGCGTTCACCAAGACTGCCATCGACCTGGAGCGCCTTGGCGGGCCAGCGGTGGAGAAGACAGCCAAAGCATTCGCAGACCTCGCCAAAGACCCGCTATCTGGCCTGGATAAGCTGACCCTCGCCACCTACAAGCAAGTGGAAGCACTGTTGGAGCAGGGCGACAAGATTGGTGCTGTCAAGTTGGCACAGGACGCTCTGCAAGAGTCCAACAAGAGCATGGCGACAAGCCTTGAGGCTCAACAAGGGCCGATTGACCGTGCCACTGAATACTGGAAGAAACTCGGCGCTGAGATATGGAATGCCAAGCGAGGGCTGCTACTGGCAGTCGGCATTGGTGATCTGACAGGAAACGAACAACGCCAGAAGCTGCAATCGCAGCGAGACACCTACGCGGCACAAGGCTACGACACTACCAAAGAAGACGCGCAACTCGCTTACTTCAAGCGCATAGACGAAGCCCAGAAACAATCTGCGGCGAACATCGCCAAGGAGATAAAGCTCAAGGAATCCCTCGCAGAACTAGACAAGGGAAATCCAGAGTTGAAGCGACTCCGGGACCGTGCCGATCTAGTTGCGCGGCTCAACGACTTGCTTGCGGCAAACCAGATTTCTCAGAAACGCTACAACGACGAACTAACTGCATTCGATTCCAAAGGCGTGAAGAAGCCCGAGAAGGAGCAGCTTACCGATGCACAGCGCAGCTTGGCAAGTTACATGCAGGCGCTAGAAGGTCGCATCGTCAAAGAAGAAGAACTCACCGAAGTCCAGAAAGCGCAGAACGAACTGGCGAGTCTTGGCACTACCGGCCAAATCCCGCAAGTGCGGGAAATGGTACTTGCACGTGCCCAATACGCTGATACCCTGCGTGACGAGGAAAAGTCTACCAAGGCAGCGGTCAAGACGTACAACGAATACCTCAAGTCCCAAGAGCAAGTTTTGGATGGGTACAAGAAGTCTGCCGACTCCGTAGAGAAGTCATTGCAGAAGTACCAAGACGAAGAAAAGGCTGTGCAGATTGCAGCCGAAAAGAACATTAGCCTGGCCCAGGCCATCGCCGAAGTCGAACTGGCTCGGCTGCAAGAACTGCGCACCAAGAAGCTGGCCGAAGGTACTGACGGCGAAACTCTGCTGGCCTTGCAGCGAGAAATTGAAGCACGCAAGAAGGTCATCGCTGCCATCGGCTCCAAAGATGCGCGTGAAGCCAGTAAGAAGGCCGCAGCCGATGCCGCAAAGGAATGGAAGCGCACGGCTGACGAGATTGAGCGCACCATCACCGATGCACTGATGCGTGGCTTTGAGAACGGCAAGGGCTTCATCGAAAACCTGCGCGACACCATCACTAATACGTTCAAGACAATGGTGCTTCGCCCAACGGTGCAAGCCATTGTCAGCGGTGTCGGCAACACGGCCATGCAATACGCAAGCCAAGCCGCTACCAGTTTTGCCGGGTCGTCGCTTGCGCAAAGCGCTGGGATACTTGGCTCCACAGGCTCATTGGCTGCTGGAACATTTGAATTGCAGTTGTCCAGCAGTGCAATGAGCATGTTGTCAACCGCAGCGACTGCCATCCCCTACGTTGCGGCTGCTGTCGCATTGGCAGACCTAATTCAAGGCAACGGCTTCATCGGCCAGTTGTTTGGCAATGGGGATTACGTCAAGTCCAAAGGCGATGCCGCACGGTCCTACGATGCAAACGGCAACCTTACCAGCAGCCAAGTCATGTCTGGAGTGTTCCGAAATTCGGAAGTAGCCAACACGCTGGTGGATGGCCTGCAAAAGCAGTATGCAGGTATCGCAAAATCGCTCGGCATTGGGACCGTCAACACGAACTTTGTCTACGGTTCCAACAACTCGGACGGCGGCAAGTTCGCGCTCGGCGGCGGGGCAGGGGCTTACAGCGCCTACCAAGGCGAAACCAAGGCAACCCCAGAGGCAATCCAACTCGCTGCCAGCCGCGCTGTGTTTGCCGCGTTGCAAGGCAGCACTTTACCGGGCTACTTGTCCAAGGTGTTCGACGGGGTTACAGCATCTACCGCATCGCAAGAGCAGATCAATGGCGCTCTGCAATTCGCGCAAACCCTCAAGCAAGTGCGCTTTAGCCTTCTGGACGCTGGCGCTCAAGCGGCTGAATATCAAACGCAAGTTGACGCAGCCACCGTTGCTCTTGGCACTAGCGCGGCCACCTTCAAGACAGACTTCATTGCTGCTATTGACTCGGGCCTTGACGCCAACGGACTGGCCTCGTGGCAAGCCCTTGGCGCACAGCTACAAGCGCTGGAGCAGATCGCTCCGAAAGCAGCGACTAGCGTTGCAGCAGTCACTCGCAGCATGGCCGACATCGCCAATGAGCGCAGCCGCCTTGAAACGCAACTGTTGCAACTGCAAGGCAACACCGCAGAATTGCGCAAGCGTGAAAGCGATGCGTTGGATGAAACCAACCGCGCCCTGTACGACCAAGTGACAGCGCTACAAGATGTGCAGGCGGCGCAGCAGGCGTACCAGCAGGCCGTCGAAGATGCGCAGACAGCGTTCAACAATGCCAAGTCTGCTGCCGCGTCAGCCCGTAGCGCAGTCGAAGCCATCCAGGAGCAGGGCACTTCCAACTACCTGCAAGCACTGGATCGTGTGAACCAAGCGCAGCAGCGTGTCAACCAATCGGCCACCGATGCCACTGAAAAGCTGGCAGGCTTTGGCAAATCGCTTCGTGAGTACCTGACGGGTGAACTCATTGGAGGCGGCAGCGGAACCTTGCAAGGCACCGCAACCGCGCAAGCCGACTTTCAGCGTGTTCTGGCACTGGCAAAGACGGGTGATACAGGCGCAATCGGCGATCTCTCCAAAGCCGGTAGCACTGCGCTCGATGCCACCAAGCTCACTGCTGCCAGTTCTGCCGAATACCAGGCGTTCCGTCGCCTTGTGTTGGGTGGCATTGCAAGCGTTGCATCTTCTTCGGAGGCTGCTGGTACGCTCGGTACAGCACCTAGCGGATCGCCTACCCCACAGCAAGAACTTGTCGCTGCCCAGAACAACCTGACAGAAGCCCTGCGCGTTGCAAATGCCATCAACGCACCGCTCCAACAGTCGCAGTCCGATCTGATCGGCAAGTTTGTCAGTGCCCAAGCTGACCTAGCCCGCGCTACCAGCGAGTTCATTGCATCCACGGCAACCCTGGAAGCCATCAAGAACAACACTGCGCAAACTGTGACGAGCGTGATCCAAAGCGGTCAGACTCTTGCAAGTAGCTTGCTGAGTCTGAACTTCGGAACCGATGGGCTAACACAAGCACAATTTATTGCAGGTCTATCCGGCTTGGCAACGGAATCTGCGCTCACAGGAATCTTCCGTGAGCTAGACGCCAATGGCGACGGCGTGTTGACAAAGCTGGAAGCGATCCGGGTCGCTTCCAGCACCACCGCCGTCAACTCCGGTTCCTTCGCTACGGGTGTCAATAAGACCGTCTCGTTTGCTGCCAACGACCCGATCTACTCGGTATTCAACAACATCAGCAGAACCAACGAACTGCTGATTGACGCGATGCAACTGCAACTGACCACGTTGCTGGGTGTGTCCATCAACGAATCGCTCCAGGCCACGGCAGCCTACAACTCCGCATTCACTGGAACCTACAAGCTCCAGACTGATGCAAACACATACCTGTCGGCGATGACTGCGTATCTGACCAACATCAACTCACTGCTAACCTGGATTGCCCAAGAGAGCTACAACACCAACGTCAACATCCTTAACGGCGTGATGATTAAGTTTGCCAGAGGCGCAGGCCCCGGTCAGAACGTCTACGCCAAAGGCGGCGCGTTCACCAACAGCATCGTCAACACCCCAACCCAATTTGATATGGGTTTGATGGGTGAGGCTGGGCCCGAGGCCATCATGCCCCTGAAGCGCGGCCCGGATGGGTCGCTTGGCGTACAAGCCAGCATCGACTACTCGCAATTTGGGCGCGGCAATGAATCACTCATCCGGGAGATTCGCAGCTTGCGCGACGAGTTGAACGCTTTGCGCGAGGAACAGCGCGTGGGTAATTCAGTCATCGCAAGCAACACTGGCCGTGTTGCCAAGGTCATGAGCCGTCAAGAGGTCGATGGTGTGCTGATCGTCACAGATAAGACAAGGCCTCTGGATGTGAAGGTGGGCGTATGAAAGTCATTAAGCCCAACACCATCACTGTCGGCATGGTTGCCGCCACCACTGCCACAGAAACTTATGCAACGTGGAGCAGCGCTACCACCTACGCACTGACAGACCGCAAGGTGTATGGCAACTACATCTACGAAAGCATCCAGGGCAGCAACCTCAACAAACAGCCAGATACCAACCCCCTCTGGTGGTCGCTGATCGGACCATCTAACAAGTGGGCCATGTTTGACTCCGAGATAAACACCAACACGATCCAGGCATCCCCGTTGACTGTTTCCGTTTCTCCGGGACTCTGCAACAGCATATCGGTGCTTGGCATCACCGGCACTGCCATTTCCATCGTTGTCAAAAACGGTGTTGGTGGTGCCACCGTATATAGCAAGTCTTTGTCTCTGGATGGCACTGTTATCAACGACTGGTATCAATACTTCTTTGAGCCTTTTGTGCAACGAGGCGAGGTGGTCCTGACCGACCTACCCCCGTACAGCAATGCCTATGTGACCGTCAGCATTACAGGGTCTGGAAGCGTTGGCTGCGGGCAGCTATCGCTTGGTACGTTCTACCAGCTTGGCAATGTGCAGTCGGGAGCCACGGCAGGTATCACGGACTACTCGCGCAAAGACACCGACAGCTTTGGCGCAACCACGCTGGTCAAGCGAGCATTTAGCAAGCGCATGAGCGTCAACCTGCAACTCAATACCGTAGAGATCAACAAGCTCCAACGCATCTTGAGTGATTTGCGGGCAACGCCCTGCACCTGGATCGGAAGCGAAAACACACAGACCTACTCACCACTGGTCGTGTGGGGTTTCTACCGGGACTTCTCTATCAACATCGCCTACCCGACGATTTCATTTTGCAGCCTTGAAGTGGAAGGACTTATCTAATGGCTATCAACGCACTACCAACACCCCCGAGCCGCGACGATCCGGCGAACTTTAGTTCACGGGGCGATTCCTTCATGTCAGCGCTCCCCGCTTTTGTCACCGAAGCCAACGCCCTCCAGACAGACGTAAACGACAAGCAAGCCACCGCAAGCACTGCTGCGACAACGGCTACCACACAGGCGGGCATTGCAACCACCCAAGCGGGAATAGCTACCACGCAGGCAGGCATCGCGACCACCCAAGCGGGAATAGCTACCACCCAAGCGGGTATTGCAACCACGCAGGCAGCGCTGGCAACAAGCAACGGCGCTGCCCAGGTAGCTCTTGCAGCGGCACAGGCAGCAGCGGCCAGCACAAGCGCCACCAACGCGAGTACATCCGCAAGCACAGCGACAACCGCCAGCGCCAGCGCAGTTGCAGCCCGCGACCTGTCGATAGCAGCATGGGCAAGCGCAGCCGCTCCGATGGAAAACTTGGCAGCGTTCTCGCAGAGCATCCATAGCGGAACGATTGTCAAAGCCATCATTTATGACACCTCAAAAGATACCGATGGCGGCGCGTGGCGTCAGCGTTGCGGCTGGACTAGCTGGATGCAGGAAACGCTGGGTGGCACGGTATGGCTGGGTCAAGCGGCTACAGCAGCGGCAGCATGGGCAATGTCTGGAGCAGCAACGGGCTACTACTTTCAGAACACCACGGACAAGAAGTTCTACCAGCTAGGCGCAAGCAGCCCGAGCGTGACTGAGGTGTTCCGTGGGAATGTGGCGAAGTTCCCGGAGAAAGTTGCGATTGTTGCAGAGACTCAGCGGGTCGTGATCTATGACCTGACGCAGCCGGGCGTGCCGATGTGGATGGTGTTTGCTAGGACTGTCGCAACAACAGCTAACACCAACGTAATAACTAACACGGCTGGTGAGCTTGTATCTTCTATCGCCGCATTTTGCGGGGTGCTTTGCATAGGCCAGAACCCCTACGACTTAGTTCAAATTCACTTTGTCAAAGACGCTGCGTACCTAAACGCTTTGTCCACTATCTCGAAGACATTTTCATCAAATCTTGCTGGAAGAAATAGCGGTGTTGGGTACGTTACAACAGGAACTATTGGAATAGTCAACCGGACAGTCAACGACGTAGCCATAACAGTTCTCCCCGGCGCTCCGACAGACCCGGCGACCGGACTGCCTGTGCCGACGATCTACGCATTCACGGCTGGCGGTGTATCTCGCATATCTGACACGGGAACCGTCAGCAGCACGGCGACCAACGTAGCCATAAACTTTGGCTCCATCAGTGGCGGCTTTGTCGTTGGCGGCACAACGGCTGGCAACCCTGCTATCTGGCCCACGAACACGGCTCTGCCCGCTGGTGGCGCATCAGACCTCGGCAACTATTGGGGCTACTCCGCACACAGCACATGGTCTAGCACGCGCTTGCCCAGGCCACTGGCAGCAGATCGCAGTGCAGCCAACGCTCTCGCAGGCTCTACGGGCTTGATGACAATGCGCAGGAACCCGGCAAGCCGTGGCTCTGGAATGTTGGCGGCAATCACCACCACCTACAACAGCGGCTACCAAGTAGGCGACTCACGCGGCGCTTGGCTGGCAGACACGACAGCGGAGACTATTACTGCGCCTGAGTTGGTGACGAATGGGACGTTTAGTGCGGACATCAGCGGCTGGACGGACTCCAGTTCTGCGGGTGGTGCTATTGCTTGGAATGCAGCGGGTTCCCTGAATCTGGTCAACACCAGCGGAACGGCGGTTGCATCGCAGGCTGAGACTACGGTAGTTGGTAAAACCTACAAACTGATTGTCACCAAAGGCGGCACTACGGCAACGATTGGGGTTGGCACTACAGCAACAGGCACGCAGCTATATGCAGGCGCAACCGATGCGAATGACGTTGCTGTGAACTTCGTAGCGACCAGCACGACAACGTACATCAATGCCTCGCGCACAACGGTGGGCACGGGCACGGTGGACAACATCTCCATCAAGCTAGTAGACCCAGACCGCAGCGTCAAAGCCAACGGCCTCTCGATCATCGGCACATTGACCAAGACCGCAGTAGCCTCGGGCGCTGGTCTTGTCGCGTACTCTGGTTTCAGTGCAAGTAACTATCTGGAGCAGGCATTCTCGGCAAACCTTGACTTCTCAACAACTGACTTCTGCGTCATGGGCTGGGCCAACGTGTCCACTCCAGCTACTGCACAGACATTGCTGACGCGAGGCACAGCGGGTGCCAACACCTTCGCGGTAGGTGTATCGACAAACTGGATAGTGACTGCCAGCGCAACGGCTGTGCAGACTGATACGGGTGTCGCTGCAACGGCTGGCTTGCACCATGTCTGCCTGTACCGCACTGGTGGCAATCTGTACCTGTATGTCGATGGTCGCCAGATTTACACGGTTGCCAACTCAGTCAACCTGACAAATGCTGCTGCGCTCTTGGACATTGGTGTTGACGTTGCCCACGCAAATCCGTGGCTTGGCTCCGCTGCGCTCATGCGTATCTCCGCAACCGCCCCCAGCGCCGACCAGATCGCAGCGATCTATGCAGCCGAACTGCCTCTGTTCCAGGCTGGCGCGCAATGCACGATTGCGGGTACATCAACCGCAGTCAATGCGCTGTCCTACGACGACGAGACAGACTTGCTGCACGTTGGCACAAGCTGGGGTCGCACGAGCTTCCGCGATCTACTGCGTATCGACTCCGAGGCTACAACTGTTGGCGCTGTCACCAGCGTAGCGGCGCAGGGCGGCACAGTGGTTCTCGGCGGCACCAGCGCCAAGGTGTATCAGCCAGCCTTCCAGTTGCGCGACGAAATCCAGCGCAAGGATGTTGCGCGCAAGGCTTTGGGTAAAGAGCCTGTGTTCTTCGACTATGACGCGGTGACTTCGCAGACGGCCTTCGTACTGCCCAAGGGCTACACGACCAAAGCGGTTTACTCCGCTGGCACGCTCAAGCGTCTGGGGTCAACCAAGGACTACGTTGTTTCCAATGACGGCTTCCAAGAGACAGTAACCTTCGCTGTTGCTCCGGGCAACACGGTGTGGGTGTCCATCATGGCGGTTCGTACATGATCCGCTACTCCGACGCCAAGGCTGTGAATGCGGAGGTGAATGCACTTCCGTACGCAGTGACGCCGATCAGTACAGCAAGCCCGACTATTGGGACTCTGTGAAGAACGGCGGGGACTGCGAGGACTTCGCTCTGACCAAGCGCCTGAAGCTGATTGCGATGGGCTACGCGCCTGACTCGCTTCATCTTGCGCTGTGCTGGACGGAGACAAGGGAGTTTCACGCTGTCCTGATTGCCGATACCGATGACGGCCAATACGTGCTGGACAACCGCTACCCGTTTCCGATGGCAAAGCAAGACCTTGCCTACGACTGGCATTCGATACAGGAGGGCGACACATGGCACGCATTGTCCTGAACGCCATTGTTTTGATCCTGGCTGTGGTGCTGACAGTAGCGCTCTCCGTTGCCCTGTCCGGTTGCTCCACACCTGAACCATTCACTCCCGGCGCTGTCGTAGCTCCGCCTGCTGGCTGGGTGGACTACTGCAACCGAAACCCAAAGGACTGCAAATGAGCTTCGTTAATTTGATGGGCAATGACGTATGGAGCGAGGCTGACATCGTGAACCGCACTGAGGCCATGATCTCCAGCGAGTTCACTCCGGTACAAGCCGCGATTCTCCAGCGCAAAGCCACGGGCGCTCTGCTGGGTGCATACAGCCTGACGAATGATGAGCAGGCAGAGCTTGCCAACTACGCACAGACCAGTGAAGCCGCTCGGGTTGCAGGCAACGAAGCCCGTGCAGATATGGCGCTGCTGCTGGAGGCGATGGCACTGGAGGCGGACCCTGCTGGGCTGGAGACTGCTACTGCACAGGCACAGGCGCTGTACGCGCTGAGGAATCCAGAATGACATTGCTGCAACGCGCTGTTGCTCTTGATATTCGCGTCATGCGATTGCTGTGCGGAAAGCCCGGTGAGACATTGAGCGCGGCTGCGTGGAACGCACACATTACAGGGCGGTTTTTCGGATTCACCCATCTGTTCATTGATCTTCTGTTCTATCCGCTAGAGCGCGATCACTGCAAGAAAGATTGGGAATACCGCAGTGAGATTTACCAATGAACACGCTCAAGTCCATTTACTGTGACAGCACCCGCCCGATGAAGCTGGTGATGATGCTGACGTACATCATTACGACAGTAGCGCTGTACCTGCGCCATGACGACCACACGGGGGATGCGCGGTACATATTTGAGGCGTTTCACATGTCCAATGACGCGCACCTCGTACTGTGGTCGCTGATCTGCCTGTACTGCGCTACTGCCCGGTACGTGGGTCTTTTCTGGTGGAAGGGACTTGTCTGGACACGGAGGACAACACCTCTCGCCGGGATGGTTCTGTGGGCATTTCTGTTCACCAGTGCTGTCAAATCAACAGAGTTTGGCTTTGGCTTGCTCTACATCATCTGCCTGCTGATAGAGACTTGGATTCTCTCTAGGGCGTTTGCCGAATCGAAACTAGGAATTGACTGACATGGACGAACTACTACCCAAATCACTATCGGGCATTTCGTCCACAGCACTGTCCCTCGTCTTGGGCCTCGCGGCTGCCGCGCTGTACCTGCCAAAGCTACTCAATGGCATCAAGTCAGACGGGCTTACGAGTAGCGCACTGGCGCGCATAGCCACGCTTGAGGCTCAGGTGGTGGAGCTATCCAACAGCATCCATGACCACGCGGTAGAGCTAACGCTGGCGCAACTCCTGATTCTGGAAATGCACTTTGAGATGGTGCAAAAGGGGGTGCCCATCCCTGACCACATCCAGCAGCGGGTTGACGAGATTAAGGCAAAGAAACTGACGAGGGCGAAGTCGTGATTGTTATATCGCCATTCCCCACCGCCTTGCTTTCCGACTGGTTCGACTATGTGCTACTGGCGCTATTCATTTGGGCTATGTGGTGCGTCATAAAGGAGTACGACTGATGCAGCTATCCGACCACTTCACCCTTGAGGAAATGACGCATAGCCAAACGGCTGACAGGCTCCGGTTGGATAACAGCGCACCACTGTTTGTCATTCCAAACCTGACCATTCTGGCAAACGGCATGGAAAAGGTGCGGGCTCTGCTGGGCTACCCCATCACTATTTCCAGCGGCTACAGGTCGCCGGAAGTGAACAAGGCCGTTGGCTCAAAGCCAACCAGCCAGCACGCAACGGGCAACGCTTGCGACTTCATTTGCCCCGCGTTCGGTGCGCCCCCTGAGATTGTGAAGGCCATTGTCGAAAGTGACATTGACTACGACCAAGTGATTCAGGAGTTTGCGGGGAATGGAGGCGGCTGGGTGCATATCAGCTTTTCAGACCGCAACCGCAAGCAGGCGCTGATTATTGACAGCACAGGAACGAGGGCATACGCATGAACTGGCTCGACACACTTAAATCACTGGCTCCAACCTTGGCAAGCGCCCTTGGAGGCCCGATGGCTGGCGCGGCTGTATCAGCGCTGGGCAACATATTTGGAGTCTCCAGCGCCACGCAGACCGACATTGCGCGCATGTTTGCAGATGGTCAGCTAACGTCAGATCACCTGGCAGAGATTCGCAAGCTGGAATTGGACTACCAGAATCAGGAGAAGGAACGGGGATTTCGCTTTGCTGAACTGGAGTTCAGGAACACCGATTCCGCACGCAAGATGCAGACGGAGACTAAGAGTTACTTCCCGGCTACCTTGTCCACCATCATCACGGCGGGTTTCTTTGGCATCCTGTGCGCCATGCTGCTGACCGACATTAAGCCCTCGGAGCCGCTTCTGGTGATGTTGGGTGCGCTTGGTGCTGGCTTTGCCAGTGTCGTGAACTTTTGGCTAGGTAGCAATGCGACCAGTGCGCGTAAGACGGAGTTGCTGGCACAGGCCAGTTTGCCGGGGAAGTAGCTCTGGGATTTTCTTGCCAAACTGTGTGCAAACCACAGTACCCAAGCGCCCTATGCGCGGCTGTAACCCGCATGGATGCTACATCACCCTGTAACTGCTTACAGCGCATGGTGGATTGCAAATCCGGTTAGCCCGGTTCGACTCCGG